TATTTCTAAAATTGAAATTCCAACAGGGTATAATTAGTATTATACAAAACAACACTATAACATATATTTCTAAAATTGAAATTCCAACAGGGTATAATTAGTATTATACAAAAAACAACACTATAACACTAACTATAACTCGATGTCTGGTTCAAACCCTCTTAATAAAGTAACACCCTTAGTCAGAGAATGTTTGGATAGAACGCACAAAGTAACACAATTATCTGGGTATAAAAAACGTGCTACTGCTATTCGTCAAATTTATTTAGCTATTAATCGCGGTTTAATCGAAGATTTACCGATGATATTTCTCCAATCAGTAAAAAATAGAATTCCAATTTTCATTAGAGAAATGCGGGATATTAGCGAAATAAATGAAAAATATTTGAACGTTGTTATTACTACATTTTCAAAATTTGAAAAAAAATATAATACACACATTAACATACAAGTGGAAAAAACACTTTTAATAAGACAACTTCTTGGATATGATCTTTCCAGAGTTGTAAATAAATACTTGAATTACGAGTAATAAATATTAGATTAGAAAATTTTATATGGTTATTATTTTTTTTTATATTGCAAAATTGAATTTTCAAAAAGGTATAATTAGTATTATACAAAAACATTGTAACATATATTTCTAAAATTGAATTTTTAACAGTGTATAATTAGTATTATATAAAAAAAACAACACTGTAACACCAAAATATAACTAAATATGACCTGTTCTATATGTAAAGATTTACATTGTCGTGCTAATGTATGTAATAGTGATTATATCAAAGATAGGGTTGAGAAAATACGACGCTATTGGATTTATGGTTATAATAATTCCGAGCAAAACGATATTCAAGTAAGGAATTGGGTAAGTACTACAAAATTTAATCGCCCTCTAATTAACCGCATACGTAAACTTCTCAGAGATACACACTCTGTCAAACATTGGTTCGATATACCATACACAATTGGTGAGCGTTTTCATGAATTAAAATTTTATAGGGGGTTTGTAAGTTGTGGGTCAAGAACAATTAAAGAACACATATTGAATTATAACCGCCCACAAGAACTTGAAATCAATATGACAGAACTTCGACAAGAAATAGAACAATACCATATAGCACGACGTGAAAGAGAAAATTTGGAACATGAAAGAAGAGTAAGAGAATATAGTGAAAATAGAATAAGAATGGAACAAGAAAGAAATAGACAGAATAATGGTAATAAAATTCAGATTCAGATGGATAATTTTGATACAAAATATTTTATCGATGATACGTGCCCGGTTTGCTTAGAGGATCTTGAAACTTCAAAAGTGGTCGCACTTAATTGTGGTCATACCTGTTGTGTCGATTGCTTAACACATATTATTTCATCAACTATTATCAATAATAAATGCCCTTGTTGTCGCGATGAAATTACTACTATTCGATTTAAACCTGATATAGAACCTACGAATTTTAATACTATATCAAAGCACGTTTTAGCATAATAAATTTTAAAATTATAATAATTAAAAAAATTAATTTACTCTTTTTTAATTATTTTTTGTATAATACTAATATACCCTCTTGAAATTTCAATTTTAAAAATATGTGACAAGCAACTGTATGTTAAATATATATTTACCAACCAAACCATTTGATAATTTTTGTATCATCTTTTTTATATTTATTTGTTTCATTATTATTAAATTTTAAAGATTTACATTGTAAATATTGATTTTTAATATCTTGACAATGCTTATCATTTACATCACCATTTTCAGTAATATTATGAAACAAACAACTTTTATAATTATTATGAATTCTACTACAATAATCGTTGTTCCTTGAAACTAAATTTAACATATTATACAAATATATTGTTATTTTTATTATTATTTTATTATTATTTTATTTATTCACTTTCTTCTGTTTGTGAATCATCATTATCATTTTGGGTATCTATTACATCAATTACATTATATGAAGTTTCAGATAATAATATTTTTTCTTTTTTTGTTAATTCAATTTGATTTACATTATGATCCATTATTGACAATGTGTAATCTACACTATCTAATATATCTATATTATCACATTTATCACTTATCATATATTTTAAAAATTTACAATCTAATAGTATATTTCCATCCATATAATAATCAACTAATTTTTCCATATTTATTTCATACTCGTCGTCACCAATATATAATACAACTGACATAAATTTATAATCACATTTTTTTGGTTTTCTATTGTCATTGTGTATAATATCATACATATCACTTACTTCATCAACACTATGAATAATATAACCATTATATATTTCTTCTTCATTATCAAAACTTTTAAAAACAAAAAAGTCAACGTCATTATTGTAATTATTATCCTCTATATTCTTAATATTATCATTATAGAACTCATTTTTAACATAGCCATTTTTTATACCTAAGCAAATTAAACCATAACGTTGTTCTTCATTATTATAAAAATATGAATAATATGTTTCCATATTCTTTTTAAATTTACATATATACTCTTTAAGATGTATATTATAAAATATATCCCATTCACATTTTACAATAATTATCTTATCAGCAAACCATAGTCCTGTTGTATTAATACTATTTTTTAATGTATTTGAAATTTGAGGATAATTTAACCACATAAAATAAGATAAAACTACAAAATTAATTGTATTAAAAAGAGATAATACATATAAATACATTTCTTCCAATGAACAAGGTTCCATTAATAATTATTAATAATAATCTTTAAATTGTTTGTATCACACTTTTAAATTATACTATAATATAATATATGGAAACTCTTAAAAAAAAATTATGTTCCATTAATGATTACCAAGAAATGGAAAAAACATTACAAGATATATCAATTATAAATATTGCTGAACAATTTCTTATTACTATAAAATTATCACATACTATAAACACAAAAGATTTCTTAACTATTTTTCCAATATATAAATTTCCCAAATCATTAATTGGTGATATTGATATTGAACCTAATAATGAAATTCTTGAACATTGTAATAAAATTATTGAAACAGAATTTAAAAATGATGGTGAACTAAAAATATCAATTGTAAATTTTATTTATCATTTTAAGAAATGGAAACAAGAAGATAAAGGTATTCTTATATATCATCTATTTGAAGAATATCATCAATTAAGTGTTGATATTTTAAACACGAATGATAGTGAAAAACAACTTATTTTAAAAAAATGTAAAAAAGAATTATTGGATACCGCAAAATTAATAGGTGGGGACAATTTAATAAAAGAAATTACAAATTATAGAGCCGTAATAAGTAATAATATAAACTTCCAGAAAGAATATGATAAGGCTTATTGGAAATTGTTAAAAGAAGAATATAATAATAATAATTATTTAAAATGTTGCGAATTAATATTATTTATAAAAAATGTTATTTTTTCAATAGGTAATATTTGTGATAAGGTTGAATACAATACAAAAGAAATATTAAATAATTTAGAACATTCAAATAGTGATTTTATTATTATTAAAAATTGGACTTCATGTATTTATGACTATATTAAAACAATACAATCTCCTATTCATGACATGAAATTAGAATCATTTAAAAGGGATTTACATATAAAAGAAATTTATCTACCAACTATATTAAAAAATATATTTTTTTTAGTAAAAAATGTTATATATGATTTTGAAGAAATTAAAAAAAAAATGTCCAGTAGTTAATATGTATATCGTGTGAAAAAAACATATGAACAATTATGTAAATGTTTTGTCATATACAAATATATATATCATATTTTTTTTTTACTTTTCTATATAATTAGGATTTTCTACAATTATTTCATTTGGTCTCTTTAATAATATAGCTTCTCCTTCAACATTACCTTTTTTTACATATTTTCTTTTTATATAGATAATAGCTACTTTATTCTTATCCTTTATTTTATTAGAACTCTGTATACAACATAATCTTGATGCATATTCTATACAACTATTCATCATTGAATTGTTTTTCTTATATTTTTTATTCATTGATATTATAATGTGTGACGATGGAACATCCTTAAGATGTAACCATATATCACAAGATTTCGATTCATCAATTAAATTCCAATTTTCTTTTGATGATTTTCCAACACGAATGCGATTATCATTAAAATAAAATTCCATTATATTACATAAATATTTAAACTATATATGATGACATAAATTATCGTAACAATTCAATTTTATTATTTAGTATTTTTAATGTGTCAGTTAATTCAATTAGAGAATTATTAAAATCGTTCATGTCTTTATAAATATTTTCCAAATATATTTTACAATTATTCATACAGTCATTAAAATATATTACTTCTTTATTTTCTTTATTTTCTTTATTTTCTTTATTTGAAAAATTTATATCATTTATATTCATTTTTATATATTTAACATATCCAAGAAATTTTAAATATTTCTCAAATTCATCTTTTATAGATTTATCATTTTTTAAATCATTGTCATTAATTATTTCGTTATCATAAAACATTTCATATATCAAATTAAATATGTCACGTGTTTTAATACGAAAAATATTATAATCATTTTCTGAATCACTTCTATATAAGTAAAAATTATTATCACAAGTATATTCATTCATATATTCAACAAGAACATTATACATTTTTTCATAAGCAAGTTCTTCATTTATTTTTTTTAGATCAATAATTTCTTGATACATTTTCAATACTCTTTTTTATATAATATAAAAAATAGTATTATATTATATCAATTTTACCTTTAGTTATTATCGTTATTATCGTTATTATCGTTATTATCGTTATTATCGTTATTATCGTTATTATCATTATTATCATTATTATCATTATTATCGTTATTAACGTTATTATCAATATATTCTATAGTATCATTCTCTATTAACATATCTTCATTCTCTGTTCCATTTTCTATTAATACTGATTTTGCTATATTTTTTACTATTTTTGCTGTATCACGATCGTGCGATTCATCATCCATAGTTTCAGTTATAATGCTCATATACATATCATTTTTAGGGTCTCCATATTCCATACATTGAGGATTATGTGCTACCCAAGTTGGAATTTGTTTCATATTTGAACGATTAATTAATTCAATAGCTCTTTTCATTTTATCATTTTTTGTATTATTTCTTTCCCATTCATTATTATCTTTTACATATAATACTTCGCGTTTTAAGTCACTACAATGTATTGGTCTTTTTGTAAGTTCTAATTCGTTCAATCCACGAACAATTATATTTGTCATACCTTCAACATATCCTATTTTTGCTGTTTCTTCCAAATCACCTAACTTTAATTCAATAGAACGAACGAAATCTTCCAAATTTAAAGCATCTTTACATGTTTCATTGAGAAAAACATTCAAATTAAATTTATTATTTGTTGTATTATTTGTAACATTTCCTATTTTTGGTATTATTTCCGATATTTGTGTTTGTTGTTGTTTTAATATATTTCGCAATTCGCGATTTTCTTTCATTATTTCCATTATCATTTCATCTTTATCCGGATTTATGTTACTATCATTTTTTAAGTTACTTGTTACATTACAACTCTGTGTTTCTAATTCATTTAAATTCTCAATAATATCATCTTCAATCATATAACAAGTTTTTTTATGTCTCGTATAATTTTGTCTATATGAATATGATTTCCCACAAATACATTCATATACTTTTTCACGGATATTATTTTTAACACTATTAGATGTAGTTTTAACAACATTTACTTGTTTATATCTATTGTTTACAATATTAGGTGTATTAGACTCATTATTGTATGTAGTATTAGTTATATTATTAATATCATTAATATCATTAATGGTATGATTAGTAGTCACAAGATGTTTTTCATTTACAGTCGGGTTATTATTTTTTAATTTTTTATTTATATTCTCTTGGTGTTTACGTGTAGATATATGTCTTTCCCATTTACTTTTTTTCGTAGTAGAAAAATTACAAGATTCACATATATATTCATCTATTACTTTTTTTCTACCAACCATATATTATAAAAAAAGATAATCTTTATCTATTATTTATTTATAATTACTTTTATATAATAATATGTTACCTAATATCTTGTGGACCTTTTTTTGGGTCCTATTGTAATCATTTTATAATCATTATAATCATCATAATAAACATATTTCAAATTTATTATAATAAATACTATTTATCATAATAAAAATTATATTTAAAAAAGGGCCCAAAAAAAGGTCCTAAATGTAATCATTTGATAATCATTTTGGGACTTTTTTGTCCGAAAAAAAATATCAATTTTGAATACTTCAAATATCAAACATATCAAAAAAGCCAAAAAAGTGCATTTTTTTCGAAAATTTTCCACTTTTTTGCCTTTTTTTCAAAAAAATAGCCAAAAAATGTTTTGGTAAGCGTTATTTTTTCTGTGTTTTTTTATGAGCATTTATGTATTGGACCTTTTTTTGGGTCCAAATGTAATCATTTTGGGGTTCAGTCACAAAATGTTTTTATAAAAACGTGACCCTTATCTTTTTCAATAACATTTGATTGGTTAAAAATACCGTTTTCATTTTGGACCCAAAAATAATCATTTTGTAATCATTTTTTTTTACACACAAAAAACGACAAAAAAATGGGAAAAAATATATGGTAACAAAAAAAAGTGCAAAAAAACAGATTTACTGCATTTCAGTCTGGGTCACGAGGTGCACGTTTTTTGCGAAACTCTTTTACGATTTTTTTTTTTTCACAAAAAAAAAGGTGTGCAAATTTAAAAATGAAAACAAAGTTTCGCAAAAAGCGTGCACCTCGTGACCCAGACTGAAAGCATCTAATTTTCATTTTTTTGCAAAAAAAATTGAGACCAACAGAGAAAAACGCGTTTTTGCCACCCATGGTCGTAAAAAAACGCAAAAAATGGCAAATTTCATCGATTTTTGGCACTTTTTAAAAAACATAAATTTTAGCAAATTTTTATTTTATAGACCTATATATATAATGAAAAAGTATACTATTAAACAATTGAGACCAAAACGAAAAAACCAAAAAATGAAAAATGCAAAAATGGCAAAAAACACCCAAAAAAAAAGTGATGCACCTTTATGCACCCTATTACAAAATGGAGGATCAACTGATAATCCTTTAAAAAAGCTGATTTTAGATTATTTGTTACCTAAAGATGCTGCCAGACAATTAAGAGAAAAAGAAGCCAATGCAAAAGTTGAAATTCCTTGGTTTGTAAATGATAGTGCTGAAACAATAACTGAATTATTACCATTTATTTTAAAAAGTGAATTTTTTAATCCAAAAATAAAAAGTTCGTATACCATGAATTCAAAAAAACGCGAAGAAATGATAAATAAAATGTTTTCAGGGAAATTTATTTCAGATAAAGAAATACAAGATAATAAACAAAGAAAATTAATTGAACAAAATATGAAAAATAAATTATGTGACCAATTAAAGAATAAAATAAATAATGATAAAATTAATATTATTAAAGGAAATAATAAAAAAGGTGGCAGACGACAAACAAGAATCAAACGTATTTGTCGTAATAATAAAAATAAAAAAACAATCAAGAAAAAAAACTAGATTGAATTCTTTGTTGGGTTTTTTATAAGTTTTCTATATTTCTTAGTTACATTTATGTTTTTATTTTGAATTCTAACCTTATATGGCTTATATATTAACACTTTACTACCTTTTTCAAATTTCATATTGGTTTTAATATATTTTTTAGGAACTATTTTTTTACTATAAACAATCTCTCTTTTATTTAATTTGTTTAATTGTCTTTTATTAACTAAGAATATTACACCTTTTATAGATGTATCTTTTTTAGAATTTTCTTCAATTCCCATTACTGTATGAATGTTATCACTTGCTATAGTATTTAATTTTTTTTTATAACCATATTCAGGATGTATTTCAGCTATTTCAGTTTTAACCTTTTTTTTTAATGTTCTTTTTCTTGATGACTTATTTATTAAACTTCCATATCCAAAAATATATATTTTATTATTACTCTTCATTATATTATAATAATAAAATATTACTAATTCTAAATTAAATTTTATCAATGATTAATGAATATATTATAAGAACCTAATAATTCTCCTATATCTTCATCTTCAAGTATAGAATAAACATTTCCATCTTCTCTTGAACCAACCAGATAATATTTTATACCTTTATGTTTAAATTCTTCTACTTCAAGTTCTTCCTCCTCTTCCTCCTCTTCATCCTCTTCAACAACAACTTTTTCTTCTTCTTCTTCTTCTTCTTCCTCTTCCTCCTCAATAACAATTTCTTCCTCTTCTTCCTCTTCCTCTTCCTCTTCAACAACAATTTCTTCCTCTTCCTCTTCTTCCTCTTCCTCCTCCTCCTCAACAACAATTTCTTCCTCTTCCTCTTCTTCCTCTTCCTCTTCCTCTTCCTCTTCTTCTTCCTCAACAACAATTTCTTCCTCTTCTTCAACTACTTCTTGTTTATTTACTTCATTTGTTTTTTCTGTTGCTGTTTCAATTCCATATAGACCAACAATATCTTGTGTGTAAGTTATACTATCATTGTTTTCTTGAATAGTATTATTATTTGATTCAGAAATACTTTCACAATCATCACTACTTATACTTTCTTCACTAAGTACACTTTCCTCTACATTATCTTTATTAATAACAACATTTTCTTCATTTGATTTAAAATCATTGTTTACATTATCAATAACATTTTTTTCATAGTTATGTTTTTTTTCACTTATTGTAATATTTATTTTATTATCATTATTATTAATATTAAGATTATCTATTGAATTTTTAATAGAACTAATCGTATTTTCTAAATGTTTAAATTTATTATCATTATATAAAAGGTCTTTTAATCTATTTTGTGTATGTTTATCACATTCTTTATCTATTTTATTACATTTATCTACAAGTACTGATACATCCGAAACAACTCTTTTATTATAGTATATTTCATCAATACTATTCAATATTGCTTGTGAGAAATCATTTTCAATATATGATTTTATAGATGTTCTTATATTTTTATAAATAATATCGCACAAATCAGTCATAATAAATATATTACAATATATCTTTTAATATATTTATATTGATTAATAAATGATATTATTGTATATTTAGTTTTTCTTTTTCATAGTTTTTGACTTCTTGCGATCAGATTTTTTAAATAATTTAAATTTTCCTTTCTTAGGATCGAAACCCATTTTCTTTAAAGTTTTCTTTTTTTTCTCAAGCATACTTTTCTTTTTAGAAACAATACGACCTTGTTTATTATATACTAAATCATTTTGTTTAAGACCACCAGATGTTTTCATTGCTTTACCATGCATTACTTCAGCACGACTACCAAAAGTTTGTTCAAAGTTATGTTTTACCATTATATAAATTATACAAATATTATTTTTTATACGAACAAGATATTTTAAAATTTATTTTTTGGTGGTTCTCCAGAACCATGTGGATTTCCACTATATCGACCATATATATTTAAATTATTTGTTCCATATGATAATAAATTATTTTGTCTTCTACGAATTCGCACACTATTATCTACTTGTTTTGATGAAACAACTTTATTAGTATTTTTATCATCTATTACATTAGCACGTAAACATTTTCTACAATATAATGATATATTTCCTGATTTAATATTAGTATTAACATTAAATTCTGGTTCAGATTCAGGCTCAGGCTCAGGTTCTGGTTCAGGCTCAGGTTCTGGTTCCGGTTCAGGTTCAGGTTCTGGCTCTGGTTCAGGCTCAGGTTCTGGTTCAGGTTCCGGCTCAGGTTCTGGTTCCGGTTCAGGTTCAGGTTCAGGTTCCGGTTCTGGCTCCGGTTCAGGTTCCGGTTCTGGCTCAGGTTCAGGTTCCGGTTGATGTATTTTTATTTTTTTTGGTATAATTGTTCTGGAAAATTCATCAGTTATGTATATTGAAAGTTCATTATATACGTTTTGTATTTTTTTAGTTCTTGCTATTATATTACATTTTTCTCCAATTATATGTGATGTATTTACAAATATATTTACACCATTTATATTGCTATTATTAAAACCAATTATACCACTTTCAAGATCAGTATTTCCTATATTTTTATTTTCTATTTCATTATTTTTATCACCTTCTATCAGATATGTGGTAGTTGGATAATTTATTCCGGGAATTCCTGATGGTATTTCAATGAAATAACCAGGTAATCCTATTGAACGTGTTATTATTATATTATTACTTGAATCAACTTTATAGTAACCTTCTCTTTTATATTCATTATTATCAATATCTCCGTGTATTAATACAATGGGTAATATATTACCATCATCGTCCCTTAATTGAAATGATGTATTTAATTGTGCAGCAAGTTGATTACTTGCTATATAAAAATAATATCCTCTTGTTTTTACATCAAATGAAAGACGAATTTCTTGTATTTCTTCATCTTCATTATAATTTAAATTGGTATTTGTAAATTTTGATGGTAAATTATTGTATATTATTTCATTATCATTTGTAAATATTTGTTTAAAATTAATTGATGATATAATGTTGTTATATGATGCTATAGTATATCGGTCAATTATATTACATATTTTATCAAGATTATATACTTCAGGTTCCGGTTCAGGTTCAGGTTCAGGTTCAGGTTCCGGCTCAGGTTCAGGTTCCGGTTCTGGCTCTGGTTCTGGTTCAGGTTCTGGTTCAGGTTCTGGTTCAGGCTCTGGTTCTGGTTCAGGCTCCGGTTCAGGCTCAGGTTCAGGTTCTGGTTCTGGTTCAGGTTCCGGTTCAGGCTCTGGTTCTGGTTCAGGCTCCGGCTCTGGTTCCGGTTCTGGCTCAGGTTCCGGTTCTGGTTCAGGTTCAGGTTCAGGTTCAGGTTGTGCTTCAGGTTCAGGTTCAGGTTCCGGTTCCGGTTCAGGTTCCGGTTCCGGTTGAGGTTCTGATTGAAAAAATAAATTAGTATCAAGTGATGTGCTGTTTGTAGCATTATAAAAATGGTTTGTTGCTTGAAGTTTTAATGCTAATATGATATCGTGTTTACTGAATACGTCATTATTAGAATCATCTCTAAAAGTCCTACCACGAATTTTATATGTTTTTCCAAATTCGACATTAATATAAAATGGTGAATTTCGTATGGGTTTCATTATCCAGTAATATTTATTGCCGTTTGATTGAGTAATTGTATTTATTTTCAGGTGATTATTTTGGTTTATATCTATTTTTAAAAAATTATCATAATCTGTTGTATTAAATGATGTGGAGTTAAATATTATATTTACAGGGTTTAAATTGTCATCAAGTATTTCAATAAATTCATTATTTATTGGTCCAGTCCAAGTTCCACCAAGATATAATTGTATTGTTGTTGTTGTTTCATTTGATGATATATCTAATTCATTTTTAGTTGGGACATAAAATATATAGAAGTTGGTATTATTATCTATATTATTTGAAAATATATCATTATCATTGTTAAGTAATGAAGAATATATTTCATTAAGATTACTATCATTTTCAATAGCATTATCATATTTTTCTTTGTTGGTTGTTGTTATATAAAAAAATATGTTGTCATTTTTTTGCATTTCATTAATATTTGTTGTCATATATTATATTAATAAAATTGAAATAGATAAATAACATTAATATAAATTATAAATAGTAATAATGAGTGAATTATCTCAAAAATATCAAAAAAAAACAGACAAACAACATATTTTGGACAATCCTGATACTTATATAGGTTCTGTTGAAAACGTTGAACAGAATATGTTTGTTCTTGAAGATAATAAGATAGTTAATAAAGAAATTTATTATATTCCTGGTCTTTATAAGTTATTTGATGAAGGTATTGTTAATTGTCGTGATCATGTGATAAGAATGAAAAAGATGGTTGATAATAATGTAGAAAAATCAATTCCGGTTACAAATATTAATATTACAATAGAAGATGATGGAACAATAATAATGTTGAATGATGGTAATGGTATTGATGTAGAGAAACATCCTGAATACAATATATGGATACCTGAACTTATATTTGGTCATTTAAGAACATCAACAAATTATAATAAAAATGAAGAAAAGATAGTTGGAGGTAAGAATGGTTTTGGATTTAAATTGGTATTAATATGGTCATCAATAGGTATGATTGAGACAGTAGATCATGTTCGTAAATTAAAATATACACAAACTTTTAAAGATAATTTGGATATTATAGAAGAACCAACTATTGTAAAATGTACAAGTAAGCCTTATACTAAAATAACATTTCGTCCTGATTATAATAGATTTTATGGCAATGATGTATTACCTGAAGATATGGTTAAATTATTAAAAAAAAGAGTTTATGATGTAGCAGCAATAACAGATAAGACAGTAAAGGTTAGATTAAATAATGAATTAATTACTATAAAAAATTTTGTTCAATATATAGAATATTATGGTATCAATACAAAAGTATATGAAGATGCAAATGAACGGTGGGAATATGCTGTTGCGTTGAGTCCAACAGATGAATTTGTCCAAGTATCCTTTGTGAATGGTATATATACAAGTAAAGGTGGTAAGCATGTTGATTATATATTGAATCAAATAACTAAGAAAATGGTAACGTATATTGAAAAGAAGAAGAAGGTTTCTGTAAATACTACAGCAATAAAAGAACAATTGATGTTATTTATTCGTTGTGATATTGTTAATCCTGCGTTTGATAGTCAGACAAAAGATTATATGAATACACCGATAACAAAGTTTGGTTCAACGTGTTCAGTTAGTGATAAATTTATTGATAAAGTAGCTAAATTGGGTGTAATGGAATCAGCTTGTGAAATAGCTCATGTTAAGGATAATAAGGCTGCTAAAAAAAGTGATGGTAAAAAATCACGAACGGTTAGAGGTATACCTAAATTAATAGATGCTAATTGGGCAGGGACAACAAATTCAAATAAGTGTACAATTATATTTTGTGAGGGTGATTCGGCAAAAGCGGGTATTGTATCTGGGTTATCAACAGAAGACCGTAATACAATTGGTGTGTATCCTATGCGTGGTAAGATATTAAACGTAAGAGGCGAGAATACGAAGAAGATATTAGAAAATAAAGAGATAATAGAAATCAAACGGGTTTTGGGTTTGGAGGCAAATAAGGTTTACACCGAAGAAGATGTTAAAAAATGTTTAAGATATGGTAGAATTTTATTTATGACAGACCAGGATTTAGATGGTAGTCATATAAAGGGTTTGGGTATTAATTTATTTCAATCAATGTGGAATTCGTTATCAAAAGTTTCTGGTTTTATTGGTTTTATGAATACTCCAATATTAAAGGCACGGAAAGGTAATAATGAATTATTATTTTATAATGATGGTGAATATGAAGAATGGAAAGGTAGTAATTCAGTTAATGGATGGAAGATTAAATATTACAAGGGTTTAGGAACGAGTACAGGTAGTGAATTTAAAGAATATTTTGAAAATAAGAAAGTAGTTACATTTAATTATCAAGGTGATTGTAGTGATGATGCTATAGATAAGGTATTTAATAAGAAGCGTTCAGATGATAGAAAGGATTGGTTGGGTGGATATAGTAGAAAGACTTATTTAGATACAAATCAATCGCATGTTACATATGAAGATTTTATTGATCGTGAAATGATACATTTTTCAAAATATGATTGTGACCGTTCTATTCCAAATTTAATGGATGGTTTGAAAATTAGTTTACGTAAGATATTATATTCAGCTTTTAAAAAGAATTTAGTAAATGAAATAAAAGTTGCACAATTTTCAGGATATGTATCAGAACATTCAGGATATCATCATGGTGAAGCGAGTTTGAATGGAGCTATAGTTGGTATGGCACAGAATTTCGTTGGTTCGAATAATGTGAATTTATTTCGTCCAAATGGCCAATTTGGAACACGATTACAAGGTGGTAAGGATTCGGCTTCCGAAAGATATATATTTACACAGTTAAATAATATAACACGTCGTATTTTCCCTTCAACAGATGATAATATACTTGAATATTTAGAAGATGATGGATTTCCAGTTGAACCGATCTATTATATGCCTGTAGTTCCAATGGTTTTAGTTAATGGGTCAAAAGGAATAGGAACTGGATTTTCAACTGAAATATTATGTTATCATTTGCCTACAATAATTGATTATTTAAAATGTAAATTATTGGGTAATCCAATCAATGATATAGAATTTATTCCTTATTATGAAGGTTTTAAAGGGACTATTGAAAAGATAACAAATAATAAGTATTTGGTAAAGGGTAAATATGAATTAATAGATGATAATACAATACGTATTATTGAATTACCAATAGGAACCTGGACTGATGATTATAAACAATATTTAGAAACATTATTGGATGTAAGTGGTGGTGATAAAAAAAATAAGAAAACGTTAGTTATAAAGGATTATACAGACATGAGTAAAACTACATCAGTTGATATTAAAATACAGTTTTTAGATAGCAAAAAGCTTTATAAACTAATGAGCACGTATGGTGAGAATGGAATAAATGGTATAGAAAAATTATTGAAATTGACTACAACAATTTCATCAACAAATATGCATTTATTTGATAGTAAAGAAAAATTAAAAAAATATGATAGAGTTGAAGATATTATCGAAGATTATTTTGATGTTCGTCTTGATGGCTATAGACTTCGTAAAGAATATATGATAAAAATAATAGAACGTGAATTAATAGTTTTATCAAATAAGGCAAAATATATTAATGAATTACTTGAAGGAACAATAGATTTACGTGGTAAGAAGAAAGTTGATATAATAAAAATGATGGAAACTAAAAAATATGATATGATATGTGATGATAGTGAATACAAATATTTATTAAAGATGTCAATGGATAGTGTTTCACTTGAAAATGTAGATAAATTAAATATAGAAAAAAATGAAAAGATAAATCAATTAAAAATAATAAAAAATACAACACAACAACATATGTGGTTAAAAGACCTTGATGAAGTGTTGAATGAATATGAAAAACACATTAACGAATTAAAAAAAGAAAATGAAAATAGTAATGGTAAGAAAAAGAAATTAATAAAAAAATAGTGGAGAAAAAATGTGTGTTTTTATATGTTAGTCAATGATATATTAGAAATAATACCATCAATATCAAATAATTTTATATAACTTAAATCATTCTCATTTTCACATGTGAATATAAATATTTTTTTATTTAACCCTCGGCATATTTGTATGATACTATTATCAATTATACCTTTATCAATTGCTAAAAAATGAGTGTTTTTTAATAGTTCACAATATTGTGATATAGTATATTTACTTGAAGATATAAATCCATAATTTGCTTTTATTTCTGGATATAATATTTTAATATGATTAATATTGAAACTTGCTATATATATATTTGTAGTATCAATCTTGTATGTTAATAAATAATTTTTTAATCTTATAGCAATTTCTTCAGAACCTTTAAGATCAAAATATATTTTTAACTCTTTATATTTAGTAAAATGATTAAAAAAGTCACTTAATGTAATTATGTCTTTTTTTCTTAATTTTAACTGGTTTATATTTAACGATTTAATAGGAAACCCACCTATATGACGGTCGTGATATATTACTATTATTCGGTTACAATTACATAATTGAAGGTCCATTTCTATTATATCAAAACCTTCATCAATCGCGGATTGGAATGATTCAATCGTATTCTCATTGTATTTCATATAACCTCTATGACCTATTTTTAAAATATTTGAATTCATGTTATAAATATAGTTATTATAAAATGAATAAGCTAATTTTTAATTGTAATAAAAATAAATTATATTTTAGAATACTGGATTAAATTCTAAATGTTTTCTATTATCCATTGTTGATTTTGCTCTTTCAAGTGGGGCTGGTATTTGACTGATATCTCTTCTATAATTCATATAAGCAATTGCTTCATTATGTAATTTAGGAGCAATTTCATTAATTACAATATCATTAAGTTCTTCTAATTGACCTGTAATATTATCTGGTAGATTTTTACTATTTGATAAAAATATACTTCTCATTATAGTATTAAGCGTGTCTTGATTTTGTTTACTAATTAAAAAATTATTTCCTGATAGTTTATAAACTTCAGCACGAATACCATTCTGAACAATATCTATATTTTTATTTGAAAAGAAAAGATCAGATAATATTGTATCATAAAAATTACCTCTCATAGCATCATGAAATGTATATGATTCATTTGGTATTTTATCGAACATTTCTAATTTGTGTTTTATATCAGGGACATCAATATTTACTCTTCCGTTGCTCATATATTATAGATAAACATATTAATTAATTACTAAAATAATTTATTTTGTTTATGTAAATTATATGGGATTTAAAAAAATTGTATTATATCTTGCATTATTAATATTAATATTAATGGTTGTTTTAGTTGTATTTGCTAAGAGAAATTCAGGTATAGATGCAAAATGGCCTCCTTATGTAAATAAATGTCCAGATTATTGGCAATATAATGATGAAGCAGAATTGTGTAATAATCATTTGAAAATACCTGGAACTACAGAAAATGATACTATTATCACGACAATGAAACCAGATACTGATTGTGTAAACTATAAATGGACTCAAGAGAATGGATATAAATGGGATGGTATTTCAAATAATAATGAACTTTCTAAAAAATGTAACAATTAATTAAATAAATATATTATTTTAATAAATAATGGATAATAATATATTTTTAAAAATAAATAATAATTGTGATGATGTAAAAAAAATAATTTTTGATTATATATTGTTAAGTGATAAATCACAATTGAATAAAAAGTATTTTAAAGATTATAGTGTGAAGAAATATATTAATTTGTTTAATAAAGTAAATATTAATACCTATGTGCGAAATATTATAAGGATTGATGCTATATTTATTCTTCGAACTTTAATGGAAAATATGGATAGTAGTTTTAAAAATAAAAGGATGGTTTATCATAAAAAAAGGATGATACTATTTGAATATATGATAACATTATGTTATAATTATTCATCAGATCGGTGTCGTTGGTATTTAATGCGTATTTATGAAATTATATGATAGTAAGTAAATATAATAATAAAAAATGTATATTAAATAATGTTAATAACTATAAATAATTATAGATAAATATATGAGTAGAATTATGAATAAATGTCTTAATAATGAAATAATAAATAATATATGTGAACGAACCAAACTAATAGAGGAAATAAAAGATACGATAATAAATATTGAAAAGAATAAAACAAGTAATGATATTAAAAAGGGTATATATATTTATGGACCCCCCGGTTCAGGTAAAACGAAATTAATAAAAGATATATTGGATGAATTGAATTATGATATGGTATATTATTGTGCTGGTGATATACGCAATAAGTCTGTAATTGATACAATAACAAAATATAATATGTCAGATGTTAATGTTTTAAGTTTATTTACTAAGAAAAAACGTAATATAGTTATAGTTATGGACGAAATTGATGGTATGAATAGTGGCGACAAGGGTGGTATTACAAGTTTAATAAAACTTGTTCGACCGAAAAAGACTAAAAAACAAAAAATGGAAGATTATACATTTAATCCAATAATATGTATCGGTGATCATCATTTTGATAAAAAAATAAAGGATTTGATGAAAGTATGTTATACTTTTGAAGTAAAAAGTCCAACAGAACAACATATGAGTAAATTAATTGAGTATATAATGCCTGATATATATGATATAAAGGATAAAAATATGTATATTCAATATTTTCAAAGTGATTTGCGTAAATTTAAATTTATATATAAAATATATTTAGAAGGCGGTATATCAAAAACAAATAATTCTATAATGCGATTATTAAACCAGAAATCATATAATGAAGATATAAAAAATACAACGCGTGATATAATAAATCGCGATTATAGTATAAATGACCATAATTTAATAATAAATGAGACTGATAGAACAATAATAGCATTATTATGGCATGAAAATATTGTAGATATGTTTAAAAAATTTAATAATGATGAGGTTGTTAACTTTTATGTAGGTATACTTGAAAATATATGTTTTGCTGATTTTATTGACCGTATAACATTTCAAAAACAAATATGGCAGTTTAATGAAATGTCATCATTAATAAAAACAATGAAAAATAATTTGTTATATCGTGAATTTAATAAAAAAAAATATACATATAATCCTGATGAAATTAGGTTTACTAAAGTATTAACAAAGTATTCAACTGAGTATAATAATTATATATTTTTGGTTAGTTTAACACAAACATTTATGATGGATAAAAAAGATGTAATTGGGTTTTTTAATAAAATACGTAATGGTTATGGTGCTGATGTTGAAACAATAATGGAAAATTTTGATATTTCTAAATTAGATATAAGTCGTATGTATCGATTTTTAGATAAGTTTGATGGAATACTTTGTAATGATAGTGATTTTTCTGAATAATATTATTCAAAATCGATATAGTAATCACGCATAAGTCCTCCATTATTAATATTCAGACCTATTGGATATTGATTATATAAATTATAATCATTTATAATATTTATTTTTTGATGTTCACTTTTATTTTGATTTGTTAATGAATTATATACTTTTAATTTTATAAAATTTATTTGCGTAGTTTCAACTTGTTCTTGGTAATCTGTAATATTAATAATATTAGGATATCTCATATCAATCCCCGTATTTTCATTATTCATATGTTCACGTGTATTTATCGTGTTATCTTTGTTATTATTGTTATTATGGTTATTATTTATTGATGGTGACATATTTGACCAAGAAATGACGTTAATTAGTAAAATATTTATAATAGTTATTAATAATTTCAACATAGTAAGTAATAAATTTAATATTACATAGTTTTACATAGTTTTTAAATTCAATTTTATTTATAATTATTTATAATTATTTTTAATAATGTTTCTAGTGTTCTGCATATGTACCTGAAAAAAATAGCTGATAAAAAAAAATATACGATGAATAAATAAATATATTTTTTCAACGAGTTTTATTTCATATATGTGGAGAGAACACTAGAACAAATAAATAAAAAAAAATGATAATAATATTAATATATAATATAATAATGAAGTTAAAAAATAATAAAACAAAAAAAAATAAACTAAATAAAAATAAAACATTAAAAATAAGAAGCTATCATGATGAATTTAAACCAAATCTTACTCCAAGACAAATGTTTTTATTAGGTTCATTTGGTGGAACATATTGGAGACCAATTTATTCGAGTATAACAAAAAAAAAATATAAAAATATTCATAAAAGGTATCCAACGAGTTGGTGGAAAGGTATACGTGAAGAAAATTTATCTTCACCTATATATGATGCTAATAAGAATAAATATGGTGTAAAAGTTGGTATGTCGCTTGAATATTGGGAAGAAAAGAATTGGATGCATCCTTTAAATCCATATGGTTGGGTTCATTGGTATTGTGATTATTGTATGGGTAAACGAGGGCCAGATGATAAAAGACAAATAAGTAGATGGAAGGGTGTAGCTGGTAAGAATGGGAGATTTATGAGATGGTTGGTTACTATAATAATAAAAAAGAATGGTGAATGGAATGATGAAACAATAGGGAGAAAGTTAAGACAAATATTACAGCATTGGGGTTATAAGTTAACAAAAAAACATTATGAACAAGAAATAAAAAGGCGTAATGAAAAAAAATAATTTATATTTATAATTTATAATGATAACACACGAAGACCTTATTGAAATTATTAGTTTACCAATGTTAGTATATGATTACGCAAAAAAATTTAAACTGGATAAAAATCAAACAATTGAAGGTTTTTTAGGAAGTGTTAAAAAAGGAGATGAAGAATTGGAACTTACAGAAGTAAGAAAAGAGGTATTGATGAATATATTATCTTATGCTCCACAAGGTGAAGTTGTTGATTTTATTAATGATAACGATACCGATTTACAAGTAGCAATAACAAAAAGTGAGAAAAAGAAACGTATAACAGTTGTTTTCAGAGGTAGTGAATCGAAAACTGATTGGTATTATGATTTACAAATAAGAAAAATGAAATTACATGATGATGTATATGTTCATAGTGGGTTCCATCGACAATTACATATTAATAATAATTATGAAAAAATACGAGATTGTGTTAAAAATTTATTAAATGAAAATAAAGAATATGAAATATTTGTTACAGGACATAGTCTGGGTGCTGCTTTAAGCACATTATTTGGTTATGAATTATCAAGAGAAATAGATAGTAATATAATAGTTATATCGTTTGCAAGCCCAAGAGTAGGAAATTATAATTGGAGAAAAGCATTTGATAATAAAAGTAATTTAGCACATTATCGTGTTACAAATAATCGTGATATTGTAACAGCATCACCAATGATACTGTATAATCACGTTGGGATAAATATACATTTGAAACCGTCTTCATATGATATATTTGAAAATTATTCGTATAATACATGGTGGAAATATAGTTTATTTAATTGTTGGAGTGCTAATGATCATAATATAGATTTATATTATAAGAATTTGAAAAATAATCCTTGGGATAAAGATAGTTTAATGTTAAATCAAGATTAAAGTAAATATAATGAATGATAGTATAATGATAGTATAATGATAGTATAATGATAGTATAATGATAGTATAATTTTAATGTATTGAATATATATTAATATTATGCCTGAACCAATTGATATGAAAATGTATGAAAAAGTGAAAAAAGAAGTATACACAGAGATTCCAAAACATAGCGCTTATAGAAGTGGTATACTTGTTCAAAGATATAAAAAGAGATTTGCTGAAAAATATGGATCAAAAAAATCTCCTTATAAAGGTAAAAAGACATATTCTAAGGGTATCGGTAGATGGTTTAAAGAAGAGTGGGTAAATCAACGAGGGGAAATAGGTTATAAATATAAGAATGATATATATAGACCAAGTAAACGTGTTAATAAAAATACACCTATTATTCATAATGAATTAACAGAAAAAGAAATAAATCGAGCAAGAAATGAAAAATATAGAACAGGACACGTAAATCGTTTTAAAAATAAAACAAAAACTAATAAAGTTAATAAAAGTAAAAAAAATAAAACTAAGAAAAATAAAACTATTAAAAATAATATTAATAGATATATTAATGTATTGTAAAATTAATTAACATTATAAACAATTTGATAATATAATATATAATTTAAATATAATATTATGAATATGTTTTTTTCACATCGACAACTATGGATGCGTGTAAATAATAAAAATAATAAAAATAATAAAAAAATAAAAGATTTAATACCTGAAAAAAGATATACTAATGAAGAAATAAAATATGTTCCAACTACATATGTTAATAAACAGGTTCGGTTTAGTAGTAATAATATAATCTATAATATAGATTATTAGACTTCTTGTAATAGATTATTTTTTTCAGTCAATACAGAAATAATTTTATTGAGTTCAGTAATATTGTTACTTTTTTGTTCAATTATAAATTGTTGTTTTTTAATTAATTCTTGTTGTTGTTCTATTAAATTTTTTACTTCTAATCTTGTTAAGTTTTTTTTCTCTTTTTTTTCAATATCTTCAATAATAACTCCAGTTAATTGATTATTATTTTCTTCCTCAAGTTTTTTTATTTGTTCTTGTCTTTGTTTAGTTAAATTATTGATTTGTTTTAATACTTCTGGTTTATTTTTTGGTTCACCCGGTTCATAATTTTCAATGCATTTATCTATTTTATTTACAATGAAATCAATAGTATTTTCATCATTTATAAAATGAGATACTTTTAAATTAGTTTCCTTTACAACTTTTGGATTTGGGTTTATAAGTAATTGTCTTTTATCAAATGTATTGTGATTATGTGAAAAAACTAATATTGTTTTCATTGGGTCAAGTTGAACAAAAGGGATTGTATAATTTTTTAAAAACTTTTTTTCTTCAGCAAGAGCTTGTGATTCATCATAACAAGTTATGTCAAGTAGTTGTCTTCTAAAAGCAAATGTGCCTGCAGTTGCATGATTTGGACCATATGGACCAAATTGTATAATTTTTTCAATATGTTTAAAGTATACGTGAAGAATACTTGAACCAGCACATAAAGCATTTCTATTATTTTGTAATTTTTCAACAGCATGACTTATTCTTGTTGGTGGATAATAATCATCATCATCCATATATACAATTATACTACCTGATGATTTTTCATGCATTAAATTTCTTTTTTTACCAAGAATCATTTGATTTTCATATTTAAAGTATTTAATTTGTGGAACATTTGCTTCTTTTATAATATCTTCAACTTTATCAGTTCCATCATCAATAATAATCCATTCTATTCTTGATTTTGGATAATCTTGATTTTTAAAACATTCAATCATAAATGGTATAAATGGACGTCTATTAAATGTTGGTGTACAAACACTTACAAAAGGCATATTGGAAGATTTGTTTTTATTGTTGTTTTTATTGTTGTTTTTATTGTTGTTTTTATTGTTGTTTTTAGAATTTTTATTTTTTGTCATATTATTAATATCATTGAAATCATTTTATATATTAATAATATTAATAATATTAATACTATTTTGTTTCGTTATCTTTACTTGAAATTAATAAATAAATTATACCGATACTAATTATAGAAATTATCAAACCTTTTCCAATTAATTCTTCATCGATAATTGTTCTTTTACCACCTACTCTTAGATTAGAAAAGCTGGTTGCTGTTATTATTCCAATACTAATTATTGTTAATGACATTAATAATATATGAAAACCAGATTTATTAAATTTACTTGCTATTCCTGATAAATTAGGAATAATTGTATTTTTAACGTGATTTGAATGACTTAAATTATGGTATGGATTTAATAAACCGAAATATAATATAATAGCAATACCCCATATTAACCAGATGAAAAAAGATATACTTGAACTAAGTATATTACTAACCGAAATATTAGAAAATAAGTTAATAATGACTAATCCCATAGTGATAATAGGTGTTAATATAAATTTAATTAAATCAAAAATATTAATTTTATTAACTGCGTTATCAATATCATTTTCATCTTTTATATCATTAAACTTACCGTGAATACTTTTTTTGAATATATTTTTTAAAGAAGATACTATTTTTATATTTTGATAATTCAAAAAAGACTTTTCTATATCACAATCTCTAAGCTTTGATAAATAAAATTCACTATTAATATTATTTTTAATACTGTTTTCACTATTATCATTGTCACTTTTATCATTGTCATCTTTATCACAAAAATAATTATAACTACTTATTAATCTATTATTATTTTCTTGTTTGTCGTTTTCATCATAAATACCATAGAAATCTTTATCTTTATAATTTTTAAATCGTAATATAGAAAATATATAACTTATTGATATATTTCTTATAAAGTAGTATGATAATAACGGAATAATTATATATGTTAATCTTTGTAAAATTATATCAGTAGGAGGTAATCCTTTATATAATCCTTTTTTTTTAATATTTCCAAAACCTTCATGTTTATTATTTTTTAAAATTTCGACCATATATAATTAGTATATAAAATATAGCAATAATAAATTATTTACATATAGTATATATGAAAAATCCAAAAAATGCGAAAAATATGAAAAACGCAAAAAATACCAAATATATTAATTTAATAAAATCAAAATCAAAATTAAAGTCAAAAATAAAACCAGACTCAAAATCAAAAAATAAAAATAAAAAAACACAAAAAATTCGTATAAAAAAATTAAATTATTCAAAAAATTGTCGTAATATAAAGTCAGATGATTTTGTTCGTGAATTATATTCTAAAAATATTTCCAAACGTATTACACGAAAATTTAAAAATAAATATCTTAATAATAAACATTTTTTAAATCATAGAGGTAATATAAATGCTATCCATACAGATAAATGGTCAAATGATATGAGAAGACAATATAAGTTAATACGTAATAAATATGTTATGAAAGATAATGAGAAAGATAAATTTAGAAATGATTACAAATGTAATGTTTTTAGAACAATAACAAAGAACCATAAACAACTTATAATAGGTGTTTTATCAAATCCCACTGTATCGTCAGCAACACTTGGTGCTACATCATATATCCCCCAATCATATGTTAAGTGGTTAGAAATGCATGGTGCAAGAGTAGTTCCAATAATGTATGATATTCCTAAACAGATGATAAATGTTTTATTAAATCAAGTTGATGGATTATTATTAATAGGTGGAACAATAGAAAGTATAATTATAGAAAAAGATCATTATCGTTATTTATCAACCTTAAAATATATTGTAGATAAAATAACTCATTTTAATTTAATAGGTAATCATTTTCCAATATTTTCAATTTGTTTAGGGTTTGAATTATTAATAATGGTAACAAATGAAAGTGATATATCTAAAATTAGTAATCGATTTGTAAATAATAAAAGTATATCATTTTTAAGAAAATATGGTTCATCATCTATGCGTTTTACACCAGTAATAGATAAAGATATGCTTGTTACAAAACCAATGCAGGAATATTTTACAGAAAATGAGAAGAAGATGATAGAAAAGAACCCGTCAGTAGCAATGATACATAATAAATCATTTGTAATTGGTTCATCGTATATGAAAGATTATGAAAAGTTTATAAATATAACAGGTATATCAACACATTCTGGTAAAAATTATATATCGTCTTATCAGTTTAAATCATTACCTTATTACGGTGTTCAATTTCATCCTGAAAAGGTATATTTTGAGCATATACAGGAAGATATTCCACATAATGAAACTTCAAAAATGTTTTCTACAAAATTATGTAAAATGTTTTTAAAAGAATGTTCTAAAAACTATAATATTCATGTTTTTGGTGTTAACGATGATGCCAACTTTTTTATAGAAAATTATGATTTATTATCACGAGAAAATGCTATAAAAGTATTATTTCCACATAAAAGTAAATTATTTAATACAAGTATGTTAAGTTCAAGTTATTATTTTGGTAGATTAGATAGTGTAAAATCAGATATATTAGATTTGGAAAATACAAGTAAGAATAAATCAATTAAATATGAAGTTCCAAATGAGATATATAATTTAATACAGAATGAAAAGAATAAGGAAAAAGAGAATGATTTTTCATATACAATTTAGAGAATAATATATTGTGTAATTATATATGGATATTGGAAAGGGTTTATCAAAAATGTTGAAATATATTAAAAAATATTTCATTGATATACGATTTTTAAGTATATTGGCTCTTGTTTTATTATTTCTTAGTTTAATAGTTGTTGTTAATCGTGAAGGTAATCAAAATATTAATCAAACACAAACAGTAGTAGGAACACCTGAAATTAATATGCCTTCAGCATCTTCAACTGAAACAACTGTTGAGCCAGAACAAGTAGAAAATAATGATGTTGAATTAGAAGATGCTACAGATATAGTTTGTCCAAAACAATGTAGTGATCAATGTCCAAATAAAGAAATGTCTTGTTTAACAAGTAAACCAGCATGTATTAATTGTCTTGGAAGTATTAGTGTAAATGATTATATACGAATGAATGAAGAAATCAAGAAAACAATGAGTAAGAAAGAAGCTCCTGCTGTAGAAATAAATATGGAAAAAGTTAAACCAACATCAATGAAGATGGATAAATCTAAAAAATCAAACAATTTATCAGATGATATAGCAAATTCAAGTGATTATGGTAATGAGTTACAGATACGTGATAAAAGTAACTTTTTAACTACACCAACTCAAGGGTATGGGATAGTAAGTGATTCATAGAAAGAATTATATGATTAAATATTGATTATATTAATATTATAATAATTAATATTTATAAATTTAGCGTGAATACATTAGACCACAATTACCAGAAACAAAATGTAATATATTATATCTTTCTTCAATAATAGTTAAATCATAATTATAATCATATATTTGCCATGTAGATTTATTTACACCGATAGGAGTGCCGTTTTCATCACATATTACATTAAATGAAGCATTTGGATCAAGAGTAGGAATTTGTGTAGTGAATTCAAGTTCAATATTTTTAAATTTGCTCATATTAATAGCGCCAGAAGGTTGTGATACATATGGATTGTTATCAAGACAGAAGTTATAACAATATAATCCATTATTTCCTGTTCCTGAGTTTGTTCTTGTATATTTTTCAATAAAATTAAAAACATTATGATGGAATATATTTTCACGATAATTACCATCAATAACAATACCAAATGTTTCCATTATATCTTTTTTATTTCCAGTAGTATAATCCCCAGTAATCATCCAAGGTGTTGGGTTACCAGTTGGATTTACACCAGGACCGAATCCTGATTCAAAATTATTTTCAAAATTGTTTTTTCCTGTAAAACTACTATATTTCCATGTTCCATCAATTGGTGCGTTAATTATGTCTTTTGGTGGATAATTATATGGCCAATTAGAATAATTAGACCATTCATTCCTTAAGTTGATATCACTTCTTTGAAAATAAAACATCCAACTTGATACCATACCAAGTGAATCTAATTTTATTTTATTAGAACCGGTAATATTTTTAAAATTATATTGATGTATTTCTTTAAATAGATATTTATGTTCATTTAGCGAAAAAACCCTTTGTTCTTCGTCACTCAAAAAACAATAAGTTGAAACCATATGGACATCAGCATTAAATTCATTACGTTTATCTACATAATCATCTTTATTAAGTTCTACAGATGGTGGTGTTTGAAGAAAATTATACATTTGCATGTATTCTGAATTGAAATTAGGTTGAACATATGGAAAACTATTTTCACTATCTTTTACATCACGAATAGTAAATAATTCAAATAGTGGTCGTATTGTAACATCAATAGTCAATTGATTATATTGTAATGCTATCAATGGAAACGCCATTTTGCTTGATAATGTAAACCAAGTATTTATAGGTATATAAATATATCTTGAGTCAATTGATGGTGTTGCTCCTGAAGCAGAATCAGTATAATAAGCTGATGGGTAAGCATTTACACGGTTGCTGTAATTAGCGGGATCATTTAATTCATTAATATTCCCAGACATTTGGTCATATATATTTTTTTTATTGCTATCTAAGTCTCTCTCAGCCATATTTTTTAAATAGCTGCCACTAAATTGTTGTATTACTTGACCACCTACTGAAATTTTAATTTCTTTAATTAATTCAGAACCTAGATTTTTAATCCATTTGAATTCATAAGGTGCCCATTTTGAGTTTTCATCAAGTGGCGGTTTGATAGGACTCCATATAAAAGGTAATCGAAAAACAAGAAATGTGTCCATAAGTAGGTCAGCGTATCTTGGCACTTTAAAATGAAAATGTGAATCTTCGGTTGCACGTATAGTTCTTGAACCTTCGTAATCAATCCTGAATTTTTGAAGACCAAAATTAGTAAATTTTGCGTATTTTGTTTTAAAAAAGGTTTTTGTAGGATTTCCATTTAAATATATATTCTGGTTTCCTTGTGATATTAAATTTAATAAACCACCCGGCATTGTATATATATAGAATTATATGTTATTTTAATATGTTATTTTAAAATGTTATTTTAAAATATTTTTTTATATGTTAAATATTTATGACATCACAAATATTTAAAACAAAACCAGATAAAAATTTATTATATCAATTATTGGAACATATCTGTGAACCACACGATAAGACATATGTTGTTGATAATGTAGCATTTAAAAGAGGGTTGATGTTTAATAAAATAGTTGAATATACAAATAAAGTAGAACGATATTATTATGAATCTAAAAAGTTTTATTTACAGAGGAAAATGACATATAAATATTTTTTAACAATCATTAGACAAATGTGTAAATCAAATGAAATAGATTATTCTATGAATATTAAATACAATAAGTCTTCATATGAGATAATATACCATATAAAAAAGGAAATAGAAAAGGTAAAATTAAAATTAACAGATGAAGAACAAAAAATAGCACAAGAACATATAAATAAGGAACTTGAACAAAACAAGGTAAATACAACAATTATAATGAATAATCATAATGATAATAAAAAAACGTTAACATTAATGGAAAAATAAATAGAATAAATTGTATATGATTTACATATTAATATTTTGTGAAATAATAAATTTAGATAAGAATGTTGAACCTTCTAAAATTTCTGGGATGGAAAGGTATACAAAATAGTTATATTTTCTTCTTGATAATAATTCATCGTGTGGGACATATAAACCATAATTATTGTGAGATAAACTTAATGGTGTATCTTGCATTATATCGTCAATAATAATAGGGTTATCATTATCATCCTTTACACCAATTTTATTACCAGATATGATATTAATTTTTTTATTTTTTGATAATTCAAACAAAAATCTTGAAAATTTTCCTTCAAATTTAGATTCTTGTGTTGCATCTTTAGATATAATATTTTGAATATATTGAATACATTCTTGTAATACAGGTGAATTTCTTTTTGCACCAATTATATTATCATCACAAAAACTTGTTACTAAACTACTTGTGTTATTTCTTGATATATTTTCATTGCAGAACATTGATGAATTATATATTGCGTCATTATACATATTTTTTAAATTTTTACAGCAAACAAAAGATGCAGGTATAAACATTCCACCGTATTTTTCAAGAAGTTTTAATTTTGCTAATAATCTAACATTGTGATCAATAGGTTCAGGCAACTTTGAAAAGTCAAAATTTAAACTTGGTAATAAATAATTAAAACTATTATCATCAATTAAGCATATTTTAAATGAATTAGAACATTTTTCAATAATGGAACGTAACGTGATGTATAAATATGGTTCATTTAAATTTTGAGTATTTCTTGAACCAAAATCTTGCCATATTCTTGAATTAATATGATATGGTATATGAATCCATATAATAGGTTTTTTTATTTTGTCAGGTATATTTTCGTTAAGTAAATATTTTCTTATTAGCTTATTATTCATATCATCATCATATTTTTCAACTCTATCTTTGTATTTTCTATATACTATACTGGCACCAATAAGTAATAGAATACTTGGAACTATATTTTTGTAATTATACATATATTATAAACAATTATTTTATTTATTACTGTTTTCCAATAATTTTAAATGTCCCCAAAATAAAGCATCATTTTTCCTAGACAATTCTTCTTGTTTAATTAATTTAAATGCTGTTTCGTTACCTTCTTCTGTTTCAATTTGTTTTTTTCTTGAATAATATGATTTTGCTTGTGATTCAAGTATAGAAGAAGAAAAGTTTTCATTGTTTTTTCTGTCTTGTTGTAATTCATTGATATTTGAGTATTTCTTTTTATTAATATAATCTTGATGTGTAACTGGTATAACAGGATTATCATACGCTTCTTTGATATCAATATAATTAGATTTTGTAAACAAATTGCTATTTGTATATGTAGATGGTGATTTTTCTGATATAAAGTTTGAACCAGATGATAATTCATCTATAACATCGTCAACTTCTTTATACACTACAACTTCGCGTTTTTCTTCTTTTAATTTATTAAAATTATTATGTAAACTATCCATATTTGTTGCGTTTAAATTAGTATTATTATTGTTATCTTTTAACCAATTTTCATAACCACCACTTTCAAAGTCAGATGTTTGTTTCATTTTTACAAACATTTTATTAAAAAATTTATTGAATTTGTTACTTTTTTTTATATTATTTACAATTTCTTGTTTATCTTGTTCATTATCCTCAATTACATCTTCATAATCTTGTGAAAAGTTGCTTTTAGAAGCTTTTATACGAAAATCGTGTATTTGAACAATAGTTTTATATGCTTTAGAAAAGAATAAAAAATAATCTTTCGATAATTTTGATTTATCAGGATGCATTTTGAGAACTATTTTTTTTGCCTCTTTTACTTGTTGACTTGTAAAATTATACGGCAATTTGAATAATGTTAATAAATCATTAAGATTATAATTATCGATATTTAAATCAACATCCATAATTATCAATTATAAAATAAAATTGTATTAAATACCAATATTAATTACTATATTTTAATAGTTTATCAAATAATATATCTAATTGTTTTTTATCAGCACCTAATACAAATTCGTCTGGATAAATAGAATTGTTTTCATCCATATAACATATTATAGCTGGTATACCATTAACAATTCTTTTTGTTTTCAACATACCAAATACTTCAATACTTTCATCTGTGTCAATGTCATACCAATGTATTTCACTATTATCTTTTATTTTTTCTTTAAATTCTTCAATCATAGGTTTTACTGTTTGACAAGGACCACAAGACACTGATGTAAAACGAAATACAACAATATTTTTTTCTCCTTCGATTATGTTAATAAAAGACTTTTTGCTGTTTAATGGATTATTAACAATTACCATTTATAAATATAGAAGTATATAATAAATATTTTTTAAATCTATAATATAAGTTATGTTAAATAAAATAGCAATTATATTAATACCAGTAATCATAATATTTATTTTTATTCCACACACAAAACCATTAACAAAAATAGAAGAAGAACTGGCTAATCTTGATTTAGATACTAAATGGGTTCCAGGATATAATATTGCTTGTAATTCTGGAAATATTTTACGTGATAAATCAACAACTGTAAAATCGTCACATTGTTCTTGTTTAGTTGCATCAATGTGTAAAAAATTAGGTGTAGAAATACCAAATGTTCCAAAATATTCACAATATCATCTTGCTGATAATCAATTAAAATGGCTTAATACATTAGAATCGGGTAAATATGGTTGGTATAAAATAACAGAACCCGTTCCTGATTGTTATATAACTGCTAATAAGAAAGCACAAGAAGGTAAATTAGTAATTGCCGGAATATATGAAGATGAAAAAACGAATGGTCATATATCAATTGTTCGACCAACAGATAGAATAGAATATTTATTGAAACGTGATGGACCTATTGTAGTAGCATCATCTATACCCAATACATATGGTTCTACACTTGTTGATGAATTTAAATTAAATAATAAGGATTTTCAACATTTAAATGGTCGTGTTATGTTTTTTTATAATAATATTAATTAATGGTTTATTATTTTATCAATTCTTCTATAGTATTGATACTTATATTAGGGAGAATTAAGTGTGATTCCCATAAATATTTACAATAAGCCCATTCTATCTTAAAATCTTCATTATACCATTCAGGATGATTAGATAATAATGTTGATTCAATCTTTTTTGGTAATAAATTTAATGATGATCTTGGTAATACATATGATAACTGAGTATAAGGAGATACACAATTTGTATTGATATTTTTAAAAAATGTAGTTTGAAAATAAGGAATATATTTTACAAGATCTTCTAATAATGGAGCATAATTATAATTATATTTCCATCTCCAATCTACGCATCCTAATGTATAATATTTAGTTGTCCATTCAAGAGCTTCAAGATAATTAACACATATTTGTTTTCTTCTTTCTTCGTTAATTTCAACATGAAATAATTTTTCATAATATCTGTTTTGCCAACCTTTTTCAGTTGGATTAATATATCTTTCAATTTCTCGTTGAATACAAGGTAATCTATTCATTTTTTCTAATTTTTCTTCGGGTGTATTATTTGGTATATTCATTTTTTCTTTTTTATTACGTGAATTATATTCTTTTATTAAATAATTATTTTCTTCTTGAGCAAGTAATTTGATTAATGTTTTAAAATTTCTCCATTGAATTTCACAATCTTTCACAAGACACATTTCACTGTCAGTAAAAATACTTCCATATACATCAATCAATATTTGCACTCCTGTAGTTCTTATATTTAAAGCAGGGAAATGAGGCATAAAATCATTTCCTAATAAAAAACATAAAAATATATAATCTCTTGTTTTTGATGATTTCATTTCATTTTTTATAACATTATATTGATTAAGTTCACAAGATATACGTTCATTTAAAAGAGGAATGTCAATCATATATAGTTTATTTGGATCAAGCGTATTATCAAGTTGCTTTATAAATTCTGGTGTTTCTCTGAATAAAAATATATTTGGACATACTGGTAAATGATTTATAGAAAGCATTATTAAATCAGCATCAAGTCCATATACAACAGTATTTTCTTTTTGATGAGGTATAGGATTACTTCTTATATATTCAAACAATTTATGTTCACCTTCACCATTTTCATCAGAACACGATATAATAATTTCTTTTGTATTAAATTGATTATTACTTGAAAAATATGTTTTTATTTCATTAGTAAGTTTATTCATAAATTGTGTTCCTGGTGTAATACAAGTTCCGTCAAATTTAAGTTTAAAATTATTTGGAATTAATTCGTCGGTTATTGATTTTATTAATTTAGAACGTATTCTTCTTGTTCGTTGTTGTTCAAGTTTGGCTACCGGTGCTACACCATCAAATGCTATAAATACGCGTTGTGTTGGTTTAATTTGAATAATATAATTATGTAAACGTTGACATATAGATTTTATTATAACATCATCAATGTTATTTCTATTTTCTTTTATGCTATACATTGCGTCATATATGATAGAATTACAGTCCAAATATAGATTATGAACTTCTTTTAAATTATCTATGGTACGAATGATTTTTGAATAATTTTTAATAATATATGAAAAATAAGCAGGAACTCCCATTAATAAATATATTATGATTACTTTAATATATTTATACATTGAATAAAAACATTAATATATTAATTGTTTATTCATTTGATGATAAGAATACAGTGCGTCGGAATATATTTATAATATCTAAGAAGAAGCTAATTGAAAATTTTGGATAGTTTGGTAATGATGTGCATCTTTTTTTGAGAACAGTAATGTAATGAGTATCATATGTTATTAATATACTAAATAAGAATATAATTAGATATGAACTATATCTTAAATTTTGAATTTTTGTTGACGAATCTTTAACAAAAAATGCATTAAATAATTCAAAAACGATAATAGTTGACATAATAATAAGAGAAGTTAATAAAACAATATTAAATGTATCTTCTATAAATTTAGGTATTAAAAATGCGACAAAAGACATAACTGTGAAAATAGTTGCGGTAATAATTAATGCGTTTTCTACAACATCTTTTGTATTTATAGATTTAAATAGTGGATATATACTTGAACTTGAAAGAATCAAAAATAGTAACCAAGAAAAGTGTATTTTACCAAAGTTGGTTACGTTAAAATTATTTGATAGTGATATATAAACAATAATAAAAAATGAGATAATTAATGCTATTATAATTGGTATACCATATTGTCTGTATATTTCAATAGAATCTTTATATTCATTTCTTTCTTCAGGTTCATTTAATATATAATTATATCCGTAACATGATAATCCAACAATTACAATACTTAATGCTAAATAAAGGTACACATTAATTAAAAAATTATTACATGTAGGAACACCATTTTTAAATGAAAATGATGATATTAAATAAGTTACTAATATTAATGCTAATAAAAAAATAAAAAATAATGATTTTTGAAACGCCATAAATATTAAAGAGAAAATAAAAAAATAATATATAATTCTATATAATGCTTGATGAAGATGACATAGAAAATAGTAATATGGGAGGGATAAATATAGACGAAGTTTTATCTATATTAATTAATAAAGTAAAGAGTTATGAAGATATAATCATTAAAACCAAAATAAAAGTAGATGAATATGCAAAAAATAATATTGTAAAGTCTACAGAATTAAGTGTATGTGTTAATGAATTGAATGGATTATTAGATGAAGTTCGTTTATTACAAGTATATTTAAAAGATAATGAATTATATGATATCGATAATGTCATTAATGATATACAAACAATTAATAATAAATTATCTTCTACTATAAAAAAATATGGAACATCGAACATAGAAGATTTAATTTATGTATGTTTTGGTAATGATTATTTAGAAAAATTTGATTCAAAATATATTAATAAGTTTGAATTGTTAAAAAAGCATATGCATCCAACAAGTTATAAATTAATAAGTATGAAAACAGTTAAAAAATCATCTACATCATCAACTAATTCAATACTTGAAGATATACGAATATGTGAAAACGGGGAAAATAGTTCTTGTTATGATTATGTTAGTAGCAAAAAAAAAGGTATTAATAATGGTATTAAAATACTATTACGTGATGAGAATATGAAACAATGTTTGATTGTGTTTGGATATGTTGATGATTTAAATTTCGATTACTTATTGAATAATACATTTATATATGATAAATTTTATACTTTAAAACAAATGAAACCAGATGATAATGATGTATTTGATTATAAGTTTGATATATATTTAAATTCATTAAATTTAAAAGATTATTTAGTAAATGAGACAACAAATATTTATGATAAATATCTTGGTTATTTGAATAACGTAAAATCTATTAAAAATAAGAATTTATCAACACTTGTGAATGATTTTATTAAATCTGATTTTGAAAAAAGGCGTATTACAATGATACAACTATTAATACATTCAAATGAAAATGATTGTATGTATCTTGCGTATTTATTATATGATACATTATCAGGTGAAGAAAATGATGCTGATAGTGCTGACGAACAAAATTCTTTATATAATTCATTGCCGTGGGTAATAAAAACAAAATTTAAATGTGCTATGAGACAAACAATTGATTACACAAATAATTTATTAAATTATGATGTAAATAATAAGTTGCCTTTAGAACAACGTATATGTTTAATGAAATGTAGTGATAAAGTTAAAGAAAAGGCGATGATGAAGTTGAAAGAGGTAAAATCTAAAACAGATGATAGTTCAACAAAATCAAGACAATATTTAGATGGATTATTAAAGATACCATTTGGTGTTTATAAAAGAGAAAATATACTTGATGTTTTAAGTGAAAATTCAAATAACTTTCTTCGTTTACTTGATAAGAAAGAATTTTTTTATTATGTAAATTTTGTTGAAAAAAAACAAAAATATAATAGCACTGAAACATTAAAATATACAAATCAAATTTTAAATAATATTGGTATGACATCATACAATAGTAAATTTCAACAAATAAAATTAAAGGTAGATAAAATGAAGAAAAAGGATTTATATAGTTTACTTCAAAAAATTCAGGAAATATTGAAAAATAACCATATAATGATTGATAATAATAAGGGGTTATCTACATATTATATATCTGAATTACAGGGTGAACAAAAGGATGGATTAAGAGAACGTGTATACAAGTTATTTACACATATAAAAGGTAATAATAAGTTGATAGATGATATTATAGAAAAAACAGATATATTTGAGGAAACTCGTATTGGTATATATAAAAATGTTCGTAAAATAATTGATAATAATATTCTTGTTTCAAAATATATGGTCGGTGTTCGTTCTGTTCTTGATCAGTCAGTTTATGGACATAATGATGCTAAGAGACAAATAGAGAGAATAATTGGACAATGGATTAATGGAAAAGATGGTGGATATTGTCTTGGATTTGAAGGTGCGCCTGGACTTGGTAAAACAAGTTTAGCAAAAAAAGGTTTATCAATGTGTTTACGTGATGAAAATGGTGAACCACGACCATTTTCCTTTATAGCTATAGGTGGGTCAAGTAATGGAAGCACACTTGAAGGACATAATTATACATATGTTGGTTCTACTTGGGGGCGTGTTGTTGATATTTTAATGGAACAAAAATGTATGAATCCAATCATATTTATTGATGAAATTGATAAGGTAAGTAAAACGGAGAACGGGCGTGAGATAATAAGTATTTTAACACATTTAGTTGACCCAACACAAAATGATACATTTCAAGATAAATATTTCTCAGGTATTGATTTAGATTTATCAAAGGCGTTATTTGTTTTTTCATATAATGATGTTTCATTATTAGATAGAATTTTATTAGATAGAATACATCGTATTAAATTTGATAATTTAACAATGGATGATAAGATAGTTATATGTAATAAACATATGTTGCCTGAATTATTAGAAAAAATGGGACAAGTTGGTAATATTGAATTTACAGAAGATGTATTAAAATTTATTATAAATTCTTATACACTTGAATCTGGTGTTCGTAAATTAAAAGAATTATTATATGAAATAATTGGTGAAATTAATTTAAATTTATTAGGTTGTGATCTTGATGAAATACAACTACCTATTATTGTAAATGAAGAAGATATAAAGAACAACTATCTAAAAGACCATCATATGATGAATGAGAAAAAAGTTACAAAATATCATAAAGTAGGTATTATAAGTGGATTATATGCTAATGCACTTGGAAGAGGTGGTGTTATACCAATAGAAACACAATATTTTGTAACAAAGAACTTACTTGAATTAAAACTTACAGGTATGCAAGGTGATGTTATGAAAGAAAGTATGAATGTAGCAAAAACATTAGCATGGAAGTTAACATCACAATCACGTCAAAAATATTTATTAAGTGAATTTGAATCTACTAATAATCAAGGTATACATATTCATTGTCCTGAAGGTGCTACACCAAAAGATGGTCCTTCAGCAGGAACAGCAATTACTATAGCATTATATAGTTTACTAAATAATGTTCCAATAAGGTATGATTTAGCTATAACAGGAGAAATTAATTTACAAGGTAATGTAACAGCAATAGGTGGGTTAGATTTAAAAATTATTGGTGGTATTAATATGGGTGTAAAATTATTTTTATATCCAAATGAAAATAAAAAAGATTTTGATAAATTTATGGAACGCTATAAAGATAATACAATTATAGAAGGTATCGAATTTCACGGCATTGATAGTATTGAGGAAGCATTAAAATTATCATTAGTTAATGAAAAATAATAATTATAAAAATGATTAATGTAAAAAATTAAATATATATATATTTTATTAAATGAGTCAGGATAATAAAAGTAGTAATTATTTATCATATACATTTGGTTTTATAGTGTATTTAAATGTTTTTGTTATTATGGGATTTTTATATTTTGTAGAATTATTTAATTCAGATTTTGGTGGTATACCAATAAAAGCATTTTTATTAACAGTCATATTAGTTGTCTTTGGAGTATTTATGAAATTTATATATGGACAATTAAACCTATCAAATATGTTTGGTATTGATACAAGAACTGATATTTACAATCCAGTATGTTCTATGATGGAAGGTCCTTTAGAAATATCAGGAAGTTCATTTCCAATGTCTATATTTATGATGGGTATTATCAGTGGGTATATAGGAACACCATCATTCATAAATAATAATGTATTACTTGGGTTATTCTTATTAATATTAAGTGGTTCTATAATTGTTATAAAACAAAATTTTAAATGTCATAAGTTTGACATGAAAAATTTTTTATCAACATCTGTTAGTATATGGACTGTAGGGTTAATAATCGGTATTGTTTCTTATTTTGGTATACAATTATTAGGAGATGAATATGTTTATTCAACAGATTTAATTAGTAAATTAAATAAATGTCATATCGAATCGAAAAAATTTATATGTGTTAATGACAATAAAGAAGAAGTTACTTTTAATTCAGGGTAAATTAGTTTTTTGATTGTGCCGTTGGATCAAATTTATTTTGTTGTAATTTTATTTTAGATTTTATGTTAATCATACAATCTAAACAAACATGTGTAGTTACTATTTTATTAAATATATTTATATTATTGTATGTAAATGAACAGTCATTATCACAGCATACAGATTTATTACAAGAAGAACACAATGATATACAAGGAGTATCACATATAGAACAACAATATTTATATTTATCTATACTTGTTCTTGATTGATACATTTATAGATTATTAGTATGTATATATCTTTATTTTGTTTTATTAAAAATAAAATAGTAATTAAAAGTCAATTTTATTTTTATATTTTTTAATGTTTCAAATACTGAATATTTTATTATTATATGTAATAATCAACTTATATTAAGATGTTTTTTTAATATTAATAAAAGGACATACTTCTATTATGGGTTTAGTATTTATAGGAAAACTTGGATTTGGATAAGCATTTATTAGTTTAACTGTTTCATCGGTAGAAATTTGATTAATATAATTATATGGTAACATTTCATTATATTTATCAATGTTTATGGACCCATAATAATCTCTGAATTTAAAAGTTCCTCCTCCTATTTTGTCTGTTATTTTAATCCACATACATTTTATATTATAAGCGTGACTAACTATTATTCCGTGTAAAGAACTTGATATAGTCATTTTACATTGTAAAATATTTTTTATTACTTCTTGAATAGGTTGAGTAACATCTATTATTTTTACATTTGTATCATTATTTTTATATATATTATTAAATACTGATTCATCTATGTAATGTGGTATAATACCTATTGTATATTTTTTATCTATTTTTGGGTAATAAAAATATGGTAATATTAAACCAATATCTCCATAATTTTTAGGACAATCAATATTAAGTTCAAGTAATCTTTTTCTTGTTAATGGTCCTCTAACTGATAATATTTTTTTTGGTTTTGTAATTTTCTCATTACCAAACATAAATCCTGTCCCCCATATTATAGAATTGTTTTTAGCAGCAGTAAGAATACTACCAGCACCAAATATAACATCATCTTTTTTTCCACCACCATTAATATCTAATATTGGTTTTTTTAAAAATAGAGTCTCATATATAAATTGTGTTACATAATCTCCAAAATTATAATTATTTCTACATTTACATTTGTTATTATAATAAACATAATTGTATTTTTTTGTAAAAAAATTATTAATAATATTTATACCCCTATTATGCGCCATTCCATTCCAATTTTTATTGTTCCAATGAGAAATATTAGTTGTATTATTTAAATAATAAAGTTGACAAGGTGTTAAATTATTTGGAATAATATACCAATCTAAATGTCGAGCGTCATAAGGTTCTAATGTTCTAATACAATTATTATTTGGAAATTTATTTGGTATATTTTTTACAGATAAAAGTTGAAATGTTGTATCTGTATTACAATTTATATATTGATAACTATTATCCTTAAACATTATTTTATTTTTTTTTTTACTCCAGAATTGTTTATTGTGTGATATAAAAGCAATATCTTTGTTATGATATTCATCCGGTATATCATCTATTTTTAACATTGGACCTACAGATAATACTTTAAATTTATTCAATAAATATATATAGAATTCCAATATATCACCTTTAACATTATTTAATTCAATGTCAGGATCAGTCATAACTACATATTCACATTTAGGATTTTTTGAAATATAATCTTTTATAGAATCAGTTACTAAATGATGATTATTAATATTGGAATTATATACTATATATCCTTCATTTTCCTTTTTTTTTAAATAATTAATTGTTTCGAAATAACTGGAACATACATTATGAAATATAATTTCGATTGGAGTTTTTATGTATTTTTCATATGATTCTACTGATTTTTTTAAAGCATCATATTGATTATGGACAATGATAAAAATTGGTATTTTATTCATATAGTTTACAATGATAAAAATATTAATAGTTTGTTATTGTAATTTATATATTATAATTTTTTATAAATTAATTTCATTTTTGATTAATATTAATAGTGATTTTATTTCTTTTAATGTTCTATTACGGTGAAATGAAGATAACATTAATTTTTGTGCCATTGGTTTGTTAAATTCTGTATATACATTATTGAATAGTTTTTCAGTATCAAATGATTCATAATTTTTAAGATTTTCTTTTGGAAATATTTCTTTATTTAATCTTTTATTTACATCATTATGGAATACATATAGTATTTCGATTAAATCTTCTTTTGATTTTACATTTTCAAATTTTACAGATTTCAAGAATCGTGATGAATGATTACTACATTCTGGACACGGTAAATTGGTTGATAATTTTATTATAATATTTTGAATATATTGTTTTATTTTATTAAAATTTTCAGGTTTTATTTTACATACTAATGTATGTAAAAATAACCATGTAGGATTTCCCCAACTATTTATACTCATAATTTATATAAAGACATTTATTTAAATGATTTAATGCAAACACAAGAGAATTGGGATGAATTGAAAAAATTATTTAATGATTTTATGAATGATGATATAACAGAAAATGAGATTAAAGAAGATATAATTGAAGATGAAAATATTTGTTTAATAACAGGTGAAAGATTAGATGAATACAGTATAACAATGCCTTGTAATCATAAATTTAATTATCTTCCACTTTATAAGGAGATTTGTATGCAGAAATCTGGATTAAATCACAGAGAATATATAAGAATACCATATAGAGCAATGAAATGTCCTTATTGTAGAGTAATTCATAATAATATTCTTCCATATAGAGATATTTTAGGTGTTAAAAAGATAGATTCTGTAAATTCTCCAGATAAATATGCTTTATTAACAAATACTTGTAAATATATTTTTAAATCAGGTAGTAAGAAAGGTGATATATGTAATAATAAATGTTTAGATAAATATTGTAAACGTCACGAGAAATTAGCTATTAAAACTGATAATAATAGATTGGTAGAAAAGGAAAAATGTAAGTATATTTTTAATAAAGGTGTAAATTGTGGGAAAAGATGTAAAAATAATTCAAAGAATAATGGATATTGTGGAATACACTTAAAATTAATTCACTAGATATATTATTATGAATAAAGAAGAATTAGTTAGTACAATTAAAGAATGGGTAAAGGTAGAGAATGAGATATCATTATTACAAAGAGAACTGAAATCAAGACGTGAACGTAAAAAGCAAATTTCAGAACTATTATTATCAGTTATGAAAGATAATGAGATTGATGCTTTTGATATTACTGGTGGTAGAGTATTATATTCGCAACGCAAAACAAAAGCTCCTATTACAAAAAAGTCTTTAATGGAGATGTTTGATGCTTATTTTAAAGATAGACCTGATTTAGCAGATGATCTTAATGAATTTATTCAAGATAATAGGAAACAAGTAATTAAAGATGTTGTTAGAACAAAATATAATAAAAAGGATTAAAAATATTTATATATTTAAATATATAGATAGATGCGTGATAAGTGGAAAAAGAAACGTATGCGAAGATTAAAACGTCATAGACGTAAACAAAAAGCAAGACATAATTAAAATAAATAAATAAATAAAATAAATAGTTTAATGTATTTTCTTTAATTAGTAAATGGATATACAAATTGAAGAAAATGTATATAATAATTCAATATTTGAAAAAAATAAAGAAGATGTTATCAATATTTTTTACCGAATTATAATGAAACCCAAACCATTTGTAGTATTTTATATGAAGGTGTCAAATACTAATAATGATATTATAGATTTTTCTACTAAAAATGAAGATTTGTATGAAATACATAATTTTTTTACAATAGAAGATAAGGGGTTTTTTAAATATGAAAATAATGAGTATAAGTTAACTCGTGTTTTTACCAATGAAAAGGATTATATGAAACACGGTATTTATATAGTTTGTGCTTATGAAATACTTAATCTAAACAATATTTTTAATAAAAATATAAGTGATAAAGTTATTAATATTATTTGTGATAATGACTTTTTATATATATTATATGATAATAACTATGATATATTATTGAATCCTTGGGTTCTTTATCTGCCTATAGAAAGGGAATATTATAATTTTGTATATTATTATGGATATTTAAAAACATTTAGTGATGATACACCTTATATGAAATTATACTATAAACCTGAAATAATTGATAATAAAAAATATGTAGCCCGTATTATTGTATTTATGGAAAATATTGTATTAAGAAATGATACAATTTCATCATATGATATAAGAGATAATAATGTATATATTAGTAAATATGAAAATAATTTGTTTTTTGGTGGTCAGTTATTTTTATAATCATTATGTATATGTGGAAATTAATTATACATATTTTATTTAAATTAACTTATATTGTAGGTTTTATAATATTGGCGAGTTTAGTATTAAAAATTTCTGAATTTATAATTGAGGATGGTGTTAATATTACATTTCCTATTTATCTATGGGTTGGTGTAGTTTGTATTTTTATGATTATATTACCTTATAAGAGTATAACAAATTTTAATATAAGCAAGGAACAAATAACCAATAATTTTAATTCATATATTAATAAAATTAGCAATATATCGAATAATCAATAGTATACATAGATTCTAATGTAATTATGGTAAGTGTTGTATGATATTCATTAATAATATTATAACATTAATTTAAAGTTATTTTGATATATACTACATACATGGAAACATATAGTAAACCATTGAAGTGTATTTATAAGAGATATGGTAATATTATAAGTAGTATAAATTATAATATAAATAAAATAATAGATGATGTTATAATTTTTTATAAAATCATGTACAGTGAAAGTAAATATTATTCAAATAATTTAAATCATTTTACATTTTCAATAAGACTACATAGTGTATTAATATTTTGTTATATTTGTTATGAATTATTTTATAGTGAAATCGTTAAAAATGTATTTAATTATTTATTTAATACAATAAGTGGTTTTATTACAATATTAAGTTGGCAAAATACGGTTTTATATACAACATTATCGGGTATATATTATTACAGAACAAATCTTATATTTATGGATGAATTATATTCTACAATAAAGGTTGATTTAATTACAATAAATAATGTTAATTTTCTAGTAACAAAAGAATTATTTACAACGTTATTGGGCTGTATTTTCATAATATATCCTATTATGTTGACATATTTTTTTAGAAAAAATATTAATATTTTTAGTATTTTTTTGTCATTTATTCCCTTACCAACATATGGTTTACATATTACAAATTTTGAATCGATATTTTTTGATTATAATAGATTGTATCCATTAAAAGTGCCATTAAAAGAATATGAAACAAATATATCATTTTGTATTACAATGATGTATACAATGTTATTTTTTCATATATTAGAAAAAAAAGTTCCATATGTAATATGTAATATGCAAAATTAAATTAATGTTATTTCTTTACATTCCAATGCTGTATAAGAAATAACAGGTAACTGTTCAAAGTTTTGTTTTTTAAGTGAACTATTAATTGGTATAATATTATCAAATATACTTTTATAATGGTTTTGTTTTAAGAATACATTTGTTAACGCACCTTGATATTCTTGTTCACTGAAGTCAAAATAATCCATACTTGTTTGGTCGTCTTGGCAACCACTTAATTTTATAATTGTGCATAATTTTGTTTTATAATTATGTTCTCTCATAATATCAGAACCATTTTCATAATGATATGGTAAATTAAAATTAGAACCAGAATTACAACAATCTGTTAATATAAATATTTTTGTTGTTGAGTCTAATTTTTCAACAAATTCTTTTTGTAAGAATGAATCACTTATGTATCCTGATTTTTTATAATCACTTGGACATATAACTTCACTTTTATTATCTTTTTCGAAAAACGAATGTTTTTGTGTTCCGTGACCTGAATAACTTAACCATATTTCACTATATTTATTATTAATTGAATAATCAATAATGTTATTTAATTCTTTTATTATATTTCGTTTTGATGCTTTTTCATTCATAAGTGATGTGATTTGGTCTTTCGAAAAAAAACAACGTTTGTTTAAGAAATATTTTATGTTATTTGCGTCGTTTACACATCCTTGTAGATCATCATTGTTTTTATTATTTGAAATATAATTTATACCTATTACTAATGCTTTTTTTCTTGGATTTATATTAGTAAACATGCGTTTCATACATATATTATTTTCAATATAAGTAGAATTTAATTTTGTTTTAGAATCAGAGTATATATATTTTTTTATATGTGATATAAAATTCCCCATATACTTATTATAATAAATAAAAAAACAGTAATAAAATTAATGGTAGTAATAAAATTGAAATTAATAATATGGAAGAATTGTAATTAAAGAAAATTATGGAAACAAAAATAAATAAAAAGATAAGTGAATACCTTAGGAAATATAAAGATGATATTAAGAATAAGTTAATTGATTATAACCTTGAAAAGGAAACATTAATGGAAATTGTTCAATATGTATTTGATTATGAAAATTTAGTACTTACAAATGACGACTTCTCAAAAAGAAAAAGAACTAAAAATGTGGTTCCATTACATGATAGATGTATAGCGTTAAGGTCATCAGGTGAACAGTGTACAAGACGTAAGAGAGATGGTTGTAATTTTTGTGGAACACATATAAAAGGTTCACCTAATGGAATTTATGAAGAAAAAAATGATAATAATGTTAATATTGGACAAAAAATAGAGATATATACTCAAGAGATACAGGGTATATTATATTATATTGACAATGATAATAATGTATATGATATGAATGATATAATGAGAAATGAACAATCACCAAAGGTTATTATGAAATATGAGAAAAGTGAAGAAGGTGTTTATAAATTAATTAAATAAACTACTTAAAGAAGATAATTAGTTCTTTAAATAGTTTTCATAATATGTTTTTTATTGTTTTTGTAAATTGTTTCTCTCCGTCTCTCTAGGTTGTTAATTTTATTTGTTCCAAGAAAAATTTTATAATACGATAAAAATATTTTATAAAATTTAATGTCTTTATTTTTTATGTTTTCGTACAACCGTACAAATAAATTTGTTTATAAATAAAATATGGATTATTTATATGCCTAATGCTGAATGTGAAAAATGTAATATGTTGTTACATCAAATATGTTTGACAAATGATGAAAAAATAAAATTTATTGAATTAATGAAAAAAAGATCGGAAGTTATATTTGGTATTGTTTATAATATTACACCAGGAATACGTCATAATGAAATAAAAGATTGTAAATGTAATGGTGTATTATATATGAAACCATTTAAGAAAATACCCCTTGATTTTTATGGTGAAAATATAAATTTGTTATTATGTAAATATGATATATATGATAAAATACTAAATAGGTTAAAGAATAATAACTAAACTATAATCTTTTTGTTCCTTTTGTTCCTTTTGTTCTTTTTGTTCTTTTTGTTCCTTTTGTTCTTTTTGTT